TCATCATGACCTGTAGCTGCTTCATAACTACCTTTCTTATTTCTACTAAAGAATCCTAATTCTTTAATTGTCCATGCTTCAGTAAGTTCAATATCACCTTTATCAATACGAGTCTTAAGTTCTACGCAGTTTCTTGGTTTACTTTCTTTATCTTGTCTTAAACCAATCATTCTACGTTTTGCTCCTTTTCTATGATAGCTTCTAATGAATATTGACTCGTCGTAATCTGCACCACCAAATAAATTCTTAATCTTCTCAATAAAGAATCCACCGTATGTATTCCACTCAAGCATAACTTTAGTTCTGTCTATGTCAAATACTTTCCCAGAATAGAATAGCATATAACACATTTTACAGAATTCATCTATTGCTACATCATTTCTTCTGAATATTCCTACTTGCTTAAATTTAAAGAATTTATAGAGCTCAAACTTTTCATTATCCAATCTTCTCATCTTTTCTTCTTCTTTAGGAACAATTTGGAATATCTGTGCTACAGTATAATCTTTACCAACACCTTCTGCTAAATCTACTGATATGAAAAAATATGAAGCAGGGTTTTGTATAGATTCTAATTCAAAATCTTCTATCCAGTCTAATCCTTCATAATCAATCATATAGTCTGTAAGAATAGGGATCTCGTGATGTACATAATTTCCTTTTGTAGCATCTATAGCTCTTAATTGAGCTCCACTTAATAAAAGAGTATCGTTTCTTAAGAATGAACAATTGAATTGTTCATTAAATGCTTCTTCTCCCATGTTAGCAATTTGCCCTTCAGCCCATTCTTCTCCTCTTCCTGGTACTTTCCACCAAGGTATCTCCATAGATCTAAACTCGTTTTTCTTCTTTAATGATTTATCAAATATTTCTTGGAATAAGTCATATCCGTTAGGTGTACTAGTAATAATCATTTTAGTTTTCTTACCAGCTGAAATTACTGGATAAATGTTATCATAGAACGAACGTTGAATATTCTCCCTAACGTGCGCAAATTCATCTAAAAATAATAAGTGAATAGTAAAACCAATCGCTGCTTTATCTGTAGTAGTTGTTGCTAAGATTCTTGAGTAAGCATCAGATGAGATACTGAATTGGTTCCAAACAATCATCCCTGGTTTAAGGAAGAAAGGTAAATTTTGGATTACCATTTTTGCTTTATCTAAGATTTCTTTAGCAGTCATACCTTTGTTACCAGCAAGCATGATATTCTTATCATAATGAAAGATCATATACCATACTAGAAAAATACCAGCAACTACTGTCTTACCAATCTGCCTGGAACCAACAACTATATTATATCGTTCTTCTTGGTAGTTTTTAAGCATATCCTCTTGGTAAGGATATAACTTAATGTTATCAATTCCATGTTCTTGCATCACTTTCACATATTTATTTGCGAAGTATATGATGTCTTTTTTACATTTCTTTATTTCATCCCATTCTTCATCAGTATAATGAAACACTGTGTTACCTCTACGTATAGTAGTGTCATTCATGAAAAATGGATGTTTAGTCTTCGATAAGTCTAAACCATAATTTTGTACTTTATCTACTAAGTCTTCTACTAGTTCTGTTGTCCATACAGTAGAATCAAAATCTGGCTCATTTACATCATCGAATTGGTTCGCGAATGTTATTAATTTATCATCGTAGAACCTACTCTCTCCTTTTTTTGCCATAGTTATATAATTATATTTCTTAATTATTATCTGTAAATCTCGTGCATAAGATACACAAATAGAATTAATTATAATATATTTAAACAAATTAAATGTTGCTCATCTTTAATTAATAAAATTTATGGCTGAAGATTATATAGAAAAGTACATAGATCCTATTGCTACTACGACGCATACTCATAAATTAATGTTTAAGAATCAATTCAGAGTTAAATATAGAGACCCTGATGAAGCTGACGAAGTTCTTACTAAAGATGTTATTGAAGTAGATATAGTTAACGGTATAGTTCTTACTGCTCAACAAGAAGCTATTATACACTTCATTGATACTTTAATGGAAGATAATAACATAGTTATGCTAGATGAACTTAAACATGTGCTTGAAGCATATTCTAGTAAATATAGAAATATCTTAGAAGGTAAAATATGAAAAAGATAGAAGAATTATTGACATTTGAATCTCACAATAAAGAAGTACAAGTAAAACTCATAGTACGAGATTACAAGTACTTCGATATATTAGTAAGTGATAAACAGAGAAAAGTTAAAGGTAAAAAAGTGCATAGTAGTTTAAATAAAGAATCTACTGTAAAAGAATTTCATAAGTTAGTAAATTTATTGACTAATCAAGTGTAAAACCTGCTGCTTTAGCGTTTTCTATACCAGCTTCATATAAAAGAATTTGCTTTTGAATATCAGCATCATAAGTATCTTTTAATAATGTTGGTAAATAGATATTAGTAGATTTTATTCCTTTTTCTTTAGCAATAAGATCTGCTAATCTTTCATCTGATTTAGAGATTTCATATTCCATTATTAGAAGCGTTCTCATTAATATAGATAAAGTGCCAGTCAATTCTGATTGATCTACATATTTAGTAAAATCTGCCGGTCTATTAAACACGCTAACGGTCTCAGAAATATTGTAATTTTCTAGTATCCACTCTGTAGCAATATGATTTCTTACTCCACCGTCGTATAAGTAATCACCGTCAAACTCTACAGGATCTGCAAATACTGGTATACTTGAGCTTGCTCTTACCATCTGGATAGCATCTTCATACTCTGCTTCTTTCAAGTTATATTTTCTTCTAGCACCAGTAAGAAAGTCAACTGCCATTATTAAACATTCAGGTGCTGCTTCGTCATTTCTATAAACATTCCATTCTTCTTCACTAACATATTTTCTTAATGTTATTTCCAAGTTGTCTTGGGATGCTAAATAATTTTTAGTAATTAAATTCCAAATAGAGCGAATGGTAGGTAACCCATTTTTTGCCATTGGTGGATGCTTAAATGCTACATCTGCATTAAATCCAACTGTCTCTTCTCTAAATAATTTTAATGGATCTGTTGCTCCGCAATAAACGAATGCTAATATAGAACCACTTGAAACACCAGAAACTATATCTGGTTTATAACCGCTGTTCACGATTTGCTCGAATGCTCCAGCTAAACCGGGTATACTGAATCCACCACCACTTATACCTAAATGGCGAAGACTCTTAGTATTACTTTCCATAACTATATTGTTTATACTATTTAACATTTCTCTATATGTTTTTGTGCTTTTTATTAAACTTTTTTCACAATAATATGATTTAATAAATAAACAAAAAGAAATTAAGATGCCGTTAGAATTTACACAGCACAATAAAATAAAGATTCTAAATACTATAACAGAATCTGCTCAATATATCGAGAGACATGCAAACATCTTTCTTTATAGTTTTTTAGGGTCAGATGGCTCTGGTCTAGTACATCAAATTAAAGCTTCTGAGTTAGATAGCTTTCTTGAAGAATTATACGACCATACTGCTCAAGCAATGCAAAAAATAGATGCTTCGATTGTGATAGACAAAGGAGAAATCCAAGAAATTAAAGATTTATTGAATGTCTGATTTACAAGATAGAAGTTATGATCTACTTTCAAGAGGTGGAGTAAAATTCACTGAAGAAACTCATAAGTATACAAATGCTGAGGGTGTAGTTTATAACTCAAGTACAGGAATCTTAAAACAATATAAGAATCCCTTTGATGATGTTAATATGTCAAAGTATAAGGCAATCAAAGAAGTACTATCTTACGAACAGTTTAACAAATTAAAAAAGCATGCAGGTGGTTGGGATCGAGTATATAAGTACTGGGAGAAATTACTTGAGCGAGAAGAATTTAAACAAGCTTTACTTATTAAAAGAAAAGCTTTTTTAGATGTATGGAGAAAGGCAGGAGAAGATGCTGCTCTTGCAGGTTCTCTTGAGCATGCAAAAAGAGAAGAGGAAATTATCAAGAACGGTTTCCAGTGGAACAATAAATACTATCCGTACGCTGATAAGACGGTTCTTGATGTAACACATTCCGATATCTGTGCAATACCAGAACTTCTTTTATGGGATCACGATATTCAGCTCGGAGGCCTAGCAGATCTACCTCTATTTGATAATGGAGTAGTTCATGTTCATGATTTTAAGACTAATAAAGAAATATCAATGTCCGGTTTTAATGGACAGACATTGAGAGGGATTCTTAGTCACGTCCCTGACTGTAGTTTCTATCACTACAGTATCCAGCTTGAGATCTATAGTCGAATGATTCAGGATCTTACTGGTTGTAAAAGAGGAGAAAATTGGATTATCAGTACAGCTAATCCAGAATATGGTAGAAAAGAAGATGTTTATATTCAATGCGCTGATATGCGTGAAGAAGTTGAAATGATTTATAAGTACTATGGAAAATATAAATAAAGAAGATCTAGATAAAGTTGCTAACTTTAAAAACAGATATACTGCTACAAGAGGACAGCTTAACAAAAATAAAAGTGAAGTTCAGCGTATAGCAGAAAGCATAAGCAACTTATCTAAGGAACTAGAAGCCATTCGCGAAGAAGAATATAATTTCTTTGCTGAATTACAAGAAAAACATGGTGATGATTATGTTAAATCATTACTGGAAAAATTACCTGAAATTTTTACAAGATGAAAAAATTAATTACATTCTTAATAGTATTACTAGGTTTTACTATTTCGTTCGCTAGTACTCCAGATACTACTTCTGTATCTAGTCCAACTGAGATTGCTCAAGTTTATTATCCAGGAGTTCATTATTCTCATATAGCTTGCTGTATACCAGATAAATGGATAAATGGTTTACTATGTTATGATCATTGGTATAGTGGAATAAATGTTTACGGACAAACATATTACTACTTTTACTGGCAACCATATTAATCATGATCTGGAAGATTGATTATAAGATTAAGGGAGATCCAACTATCCAAAGTGAAGAATTGGATCTTCCTATAGAATCTAAATGGGATGTAATTGACTGGTGGAAAGTTACTAAGAATCCAAAGAAAGATAAAGAAATTGTAAATTGTTCTAATGGAGGTGAACTCAACGTTAAAGGAGTAAAAGAAGACGAAAATTTTATAGTTCAAATGATATTAAGAAGAGGTGATATAACTGTTTCTTCTTCATTAACAAGTGGACAAATAAAAGTTTTCCAAGAAAACGGATTTAACGGATTTGAGAATACTTATAACATTCTCCAGGACGAATATAAACACGCTAAAAATAAAAAATAAAAAGTTTTATGTTGAAGACCAAAGAAACTGGGAAAAGATGGTCCATTTTCCCAATTCTGCATGATGATCTCTGGGAAAGATACAAGAATGCAGAGGCTCAAACATGGGTAGCAGAGGAAATGGATTTGAGCCAAGATAAATTCGATGATTTATCTGAGAGAGAACAAAACTATTTAAAGATGCTTTTAGCATTTTTTAATATCTCTGATGGTATTGTGATAGAGAACTTAAATCACAGTTTATTACCAGGTGCAGAAATACTAGAAGCTCAATTCTTCTATGGGCACCAAACATATATAGAACAAGTGCATGCTAATAGTTACTCTTTATTAGTAGATACTTTTATTTCTGATCCTATCGAAAAGAATAAAATGTACAATGCAATTGCTGAGATTGAAACTGTTCGTAAGAAAGCAGAATGGGCAATCAAATGGCTAGACAGCGATTCATACCAAGAAAGATTAGTTGCTTTTGCTTGTGTTGAAGGTTTAGCATTTAGTTCTACATTTGCTGGTATTTTCTATTTCCGTAGCAGAAACAAAATGCCAGGACTTTGTGAAGCAAATGAGTTAATCATGAATGATGAAAACTCTCACTATGAATTTGCTCTTAATTTATATCACAACTATTTAGAAGAAGAATATAAATTAGACGACGACAGAATTAAACAAATTGTTTTAGAATGCTACGAAGCAGAAAAGCTATTTGTCCAAGAATCTTTAGTTGATGGGCTTGTTGGTCTAAGTCAAGCAGATATGATATCATACATCCAGTATGTAGCAGATACTATCTTAATTAATTTTGGTATAGAGCCTGAATTTAAAGTAAAGAGCAATCTTAAATACATGGATCGTATTGCTCTTGATAGAAAAACTAACTTTTTCGAGAAAAGACAAACTGAATATACACGTGTAGCAATACCGACAAATAAGGACGACATGTTCGACGACGATTTCTAATATGAAGATAATAAAACGAAGCGGAAGAAGCCAAGAATTCAGCCCAAACAAAATGATGCAGAGGATTAAGAAATCCTCTGTTGGGCTTACTATAGATATTGATAATATCTTTAAGAAAGTCATTCCTAACATCGAAGATGGAATGACTACTACTGAAGTTGATGAATTATTAGCATTTACTATTGCTGATTTCATACAAGATCACCCAGATCACAGTACATTAGCATCTAGAATCTTAATTACCAGACAAGGGAAATTAATTGGGAAGGAACCAGAAGAAGTTGACATGAACTTTGATTTCTTTGGAACTGTTACTTTCTTAAAGAAATATTCTCTTAAAGACGGGAATGAAGTACCTTTAGAATTACCATCTATGATGTATGATAGAGTTGCTGATTTCTTTGGTGAAACTATAGAAGAAAGAAATTTATTTAAGCAAGAACTTAAATCAAAAAGAATCTCTGTAGCAACTCCTATCTTAACAAATGCTGGTACAAACAGAAATGCTTATATTAGTTGTAATATTACTACGAACATTGGTGATGATACTAGCTCAATTCTAGAAACACTTGATAATATTTCATTAGCATCTAGAGAAGGCGCAGGGATAGGCCTTAGTATTGATAACTTACGAAGTTCTAAATCTATTGTTTCTTCGTTTAATGGAAAAGCTGGTGGAGTTGTTCGTTACGCAGATATGGTACAATCTCACATGAGATTCTTTAAACAAGGGACAAGAGCAGGTTCTGCTGCTTTATATTTATCTGTTTGGCATAAAGACATCTTAGATTTCTTAAACCTTAAATTACCAATAGGTGATGAAAAATTAAGAACAAGAGACTTATTTACTGCTGTTGTCATCAACGACAACTTTATGAATGCTCTTCTTAATGAAGAAGATTGGTATTTATTCTGTCCAAACGACATTATAAAAGCTGGTTTAACTCCATTGCAAGACTTACATGGTGCTGAATATGAAGCAGAATATCAAAAAGCTGTTGAGCTTGGTTTAGGAGAAAAAATCAATCCAAAAACTATCTGGGATGCTATTATTAAATCTCAATCAGAAAGTGGAGTACCTTACACATTCTATAAAGATAATGCTAATAAGAGAAACATGCAAGATAACATTGACGTTATCCGTTCTTCTAACTTGTGTATTGAATTCTTAGGAGTATCTTCACCTAACTATACTTCTCAGTGTGACTTAGGTCTTATCAATTTAGCTGCTCATAAAACTACTAAAACTATTGAGAAGTCTACAAAAGTTCTTGCTAGATTACTTAATAGAGTAATTGACAGAAACCAATGGCAAGATGGACCATCTGAAGCTGCTGGAGAGCACCAAAGATCTATCGGGATTGGAATTGGGGGTCTTGCTGATTTCTTTGCGCAGAAAGATTTAGCATTTACTTCTGATAAAGCTAAAGAATGGAACAAAAAGATCCAAGAAACTATATATAAAGCAGCAGTTACTGAGTCTAATGCTCTTGCTACTGAAATTGGTAAATGTTATCCTGGTTATGAAGGTTCTAGATATGAGCGCGGAGAAACTTACGTAGAAGGCTGGTCACCAGTTGCTGAAGGAGAGAAAATCATGATGTATAATAGTATCTTATTATGTAACATGCCATCAGCAAGTACTTCTGTTCTTTTAGGAGTAAATGAATGCTTTGAGCCGTTTGGTTCTAATATTCAAGTAAGAAATACTGGTGCAGGTGAATTCGTAGTAATTAACAAGCACTTAGTAAAAGATCTTGAAGAAATGGGAGCATGGAATGATTATACTAAAAAGCAATTAATTGCTAATGAAGGTTCTGTACAAAACTTACCGGTAACAGATCATATTAAAGAGAAATATAAAACTGTTTGGGAAATTTCACAAAGAGATATTATAGATATGGCTGCTGATAGAGCTGAATTTATTGACCAATCTCAGTCTATGAACTTGTACTTTAAGGATATCACTTATGGTAAAATATCAGGTGCTTTAAGACATGGATGGTCTAGAGGTTTAAAAACTGGTTCTTATTACATTAAAACTAAAAAGAAAACAGATAAACCAACAAGATTAACTCAGACTGATGTACCTGAGCAAAATGATGCTCAAGCTAATTCACAATTTGAGTGCTTTGGTTGTTCTTCATAAATTTTAAACAGAGGGGATTTTTCCCCTCTTTAATACTATATGATACCTAAAAAAATACATCAAATTTGGTATGGAGATGATCCTATACCAGAATTCTGTATGGAATATGCAGAGAGAATAAAAGCTTTATATCCAGACTACGAATATAAGTTATGGCTTAACGAAGATTTAGAGAAACTACGAACAAATGTTTTTCTGGAGCACACGAAAAAGCAAAGAGCTTTTGGTTATTGTGTAGATTGGTATAGAGCTCTTATATTACAAGAACATGGTGGTTTATATCTAGACATAGATGTTGAACCTAAAGATAAAATAACTGATGACATGCTTTCTAAAGAAGTAATACTACCTCTTGATTCTAAGTATGTTACTTCTAATTATATCATAGGATGTAATAAAAAATCTAATTTTTCTAAAGCACTAGTCAATGTGTATAATACTTATACAGATGATATAATATTTGATAAGCCTACATGGTCTGCACCAGAAATGATAAAGAAAGCACTTTATAAATCAATGGGTGTATTATCAGTTCTTAGTAAATCTGACGGTGCATATAGATCAGGTAGAGTATTATTCATAGATATTAACGATAATAAATACTTCAACCATGTAGTTGGAGTTATAGAAAAACATTTTAAATGAAATTAATAGTTTGTACTAACAGAAGTGGTATGCTTGGCACTTCTCGCCCAGAAGTTTCTCTTCTTTATAGCTTTAAATCAGATATGCAAAGATTTAAAGATCTTACATCAGATAATTCTAAAGAAAAGCCAGTAATTATAATGGGTAGAAAAACTTATGATACTATAGGTCGCCCATTACCTAATAGAAAAAATGTCATAATCTCAAGACAGAAAGACCTTAAAATTGAAGGTTGCCATGTAATGACACTCGAAGAATGTATTTATTCTTATAAAGATCATCCAAATACATGGGTAATCGGTGGAGCTCAATTATATGAATTATTAATGCCTTATGTAACCAAGGCTTACGTAACACATGTATCTGATTCTAATGTCCAATCGTTAGAAAAAGAATTTAATGAAGATTTAGTTTATTTAGATCATAAAGATCTTTTGTTAGATTTTAGTCCAGTTGAATCTACTCTTTACTTTAAAGATACAAATAGAAGAACTGGAACAGAACATATGATAACTTATATTAATTATGAACGAAGAAATTAAAGTAAGTGCTATAACTATTACTCGTAATAGAGTTGAGTATCTTAAAAGATGTATAGAGTATTTTTGTAATCAAACTCATCCCAATAAAGAGCATATGATTCTTTATTATAATGATGATGAAGATACTAAGAAATATCTTCGTGGATTAGATGAAAAATTCTTAGAAGATAATAATATTCGTATATCTAATTACAAGCCTATCGAACATGTTCATTTAGGGGCATTAAGAAATTATCTCATAAGTAAATCAACTGGAGAGTATATTATAATATGGGATGATGATGATATGCATGATGAAAAACGTATGGAAGAGCAGCTTGCACAAATAATAAATTCGCCATTCAGTGCTTGTACTTTATCTACTTTAATACTGTTCAGCGAAAAACACCAAGAAATAAGAGAGTCATCTAAAAGAAACGAAGGTTGGGAAGGTACATTAATGTGTAAAAAGGATCATATGCCAGCATATTCTAATCTTAAAAGATATGAGGATACGCCGGTATTACAAAAGTTAGTAGCAAGTGATAAACTATTTACTTACTACGCGCCATATCTTTATGTATATAGACTTCATTCCGGTAATATATCTGTAGAAAATCACAAAGAATCTCTGTTTTCTACTGGTAGTTATGTCAATGGATATGACTGTCTAGTATATAAGCAAAAATTAGGATACATTACATGAAACTAATGCAAGCACAACACAGTGCAATTTATACTCTAATCTTAGATGGTAACATCTACATAAGAAACATGTCAAAATTTATCATAGATGAAAAAGAAGATGAACTTCTATGGTACAGTACTGAGCGCGGCTTTACTGAAATCGTTACTGATGAAGAGAAAATATCCGAGCTAGAGGAGCTATTTGCAAATATTTTGGAATAATTTAAACATTTAGGTCAATTATTTGCTTTAATTAATATAAAGTCTTAAATTGTAATATGAGTTTAATAGACAAAGCAAATAAAATTATCAATGATCGTTCAGAAGAAAAAGAACGCCAATACGGTCCAATGACTGAAGGTATGCAAAATGCAAGTTCAATTGCAGAAAGTATACAAATAGCAGTGAATATCCATAGCATATCAGATGATATGTCATTATCATCTTTTCGTTATCTTTTCGGTTTAAAACTCTCAAGAGAGAAATATAACCATAAAGAAGATAATATGTTAGATGCAATAGCATATAGAATAGCAGAGATAAATGCTCTTAGAGAAATCAGAAATGAAGAACCATTTACTACACATACGTTTAACGATAGATTAGTAACAATGCATTCAGCAGAAAAAATTGCTGAAGATAAATTAGATTTACTTACTGCGATTTCTGGTATGGATTATAATGAAGATGAGAAATATAAACTTGTTCTTTCATTATTAATTAAAGATGAAATTAATGCTATTAAATCGAAAAACTATGATGCTAGAGAATACGCAATTCTTAGACAAATCATTATAATGGATATGATTAACGAAGTAAATTCTTAAGTATGGTTTTACTAGATTTTGACGGAGTATTATTTTATACTCATGATGAAGCTTTCTATGTTACTGTTCATGCAATGGGAAACCATGATCTTTTCCAAGATATTGAAAAGCTT